TACTGGGCGCTTGTCCGCTACGTCGCGGACGAGAGGAACAGCACGGAGAGCGAATTCAACATAACGGTCATAGGCTGTTTGTACTAAGTAGTTACCTAGTGAGCCAGATGATGTATCTGTATATGCGTTGTTGCTCATGCGTTCACCTTCTTTCTATAAGGTTTGTGCGGATGGGTTTAATTGCCGCGAGAAAAGCGTGTGCCTGGGTTGCCGGTCAATGCATTCAACTCATCAAGAGTCTTAGCTCCAGCCAGCTTTGCGGCCAAATCCTGGTCGCGGGTTGGAGTGGTTGCATTCTGTGTAGCAGCGTTGATGCGCTGATACGAGGCAACTTGTGCTTGCGATTCTTCGCTTGCTTGAGCAGTTTCTTCTGGCTTTGCGAAACCGAACACGTCGGCATTCTCGCTAAGCCATGCATCAATCTGCTCTGGCGTACTTACGTCGCCAGGAATGAACTTGGCTACCTTGTCAGGTACGCCTTTCTGTGCCAATACGTCTTTGACGGAGCGTGAGCGTAGGTCAGACTGGATGGCAGCCAATTGTTCTGCCAGCTCTTTCTTTTCCTTCTCTGCTCGCTTCAATGCCTTGCGAAGATTCGCAGGACCGTTTGCATCTTGAGTATCTTCGATGTCATCGAAGTCATCGTCTTCATATTGGTTTGCCATGTGGCACTCCCTTTTCGTTAGTTGTGACGCAGGCCGCAACGCATCTCAGGGGAAAGATGTTTGGCTCCTACTACCAGTCTTAATACACGTCATCCATGCTGGTCAGTGGTGACGGATTCTTATGTTAGGAAACGCCTTCTTGCGCTCCAAGTAAGCTGCCCTTTGAGGCTCCAGCTGAGCCACCAAAGGCGCCGGATTCTTGTGCTTTGAGGCGGGTTAACTCAGCTTCAGCTTGCGCTGCTCCCTGAGTACCAAAGGTTGCTGCTCCCAGCTGGCCTGCAACATTGCCAGCTTGACCGTATCCGGTGTAGCGGCTAGCTAACGATTGAAATGCTGGAGTCTGTGAAGCAATCTGCTGGAAGCCTTGAGCTGCCTGAGCTTGCGTAATGCTCTGTGCTGCAAGTGACATAGCGCTCATTGGACCAGTACCGCCGAAGGCGATGTTGGCTCCTTGACGGGCTGCTTCTGCTCCGATAGTAGCTGCGTTGTATTCCTGTTGGATAACAGGTGCTGCTACCTTTGGGTCAAGCAGGTGCGTCATCAAAGACGCTGTGCTTAGGCCGTATTGAGATTGAAGCTGCTGAATAACTTGTGGGTCCTCGTTCTGAATAGCAGCTGTAGCTGTATCTACACGCATCTTAACTTCAGCTGGTGAGACGTCCATAGCCATGAGGTTGCCGAGGTAATCGGTAGTCATTAATGGGCTGTTGTTTGGAATACCAGCCATTGTCATTACCTGCTTGTAAGACTGCTCATTCTGAATATAAGTAGCTGGGTCGAGAGGCTGCAAGCCTGCTGCGATACGAGCTTGGTTGCCGCTAAAGCGGGTTTGCCATGCGCTGACAAGGCCAGTTGCAGCTGATAGCTGGCTGTCGCTTAGGCCCAATCCCTTAACCGCTGTCATCGGGTCTGAAGAGTCGATGACGTTGGTAATGGTTGTCATGTCCAAACCATTTTGCATCATGGCTACAATGCCACCAGCAATGTCTCCAGTAAGGCCATAAGCAGCAAGAACGGCTGCGCCTTGAGTAGCAGCGTCTGTAATATTGGCTGCCTTTACTGCAGCTGCATTATTGGCGTCTGCTGCTTTTTGCGCAGCTACAGCTTTATCAATATCCGCTTGAGTAAAACCGGTTGAAGCTGGAGGAGTGGCTGGCGGTGTAGGTGTTGAAGGAGTCGCTGGCTTTGGAGGAGCTACTGGAGCTGGATTCTCTACTGAGCGAGCAGCTGAATAGCCACCAACGGGTGCTGCTACTGGAGTAGCTGCCATGCCTGCGATATTGTTTGTAACAATCTGAGACGCTGTTGAGGTAGCTTGCTCCTGTACTTGCTGTGGAGTAAGGTTACTAACAGCAACTGAATCATCAGCTAAACGCGCCATTAACCGAGTCCCATCTTGTTAATCAATTGGTCAATGCCACCAAGGATTGTTGTGTGGGCATTCTGAGTCTTGAGCCATTCGGGTTGAGAACGAACCTGATTAGCAAAATCGTAAAGGTTGGTAGCGGTGCCGTTAGCATCTCCAGCCATAGCCTTGGATACCATTGCGCCGTATCCTGTGGTAGCTCCCAACTGAATGTCGCTTGGGCTTACTTCAAGCAAGCTAGATAAGCTATTGACATAAGGGGAGGCTAGGTCAGACACTTTAGCGCCAGCGTTGATTTGGTCAGCAAAAGGCTTGTATGTATTTATGGCTGCAGTCTTGTACATCTGCTCGTACTTCTGTGCAGCTGCCGGGTCGTTCAGATTAGCTCCACCCTTGGCTTCTTCAACAGCTTGCTTGTCGAAGCTTGAGCTTGTACCGTCTGGACTGAATTGTCCATATACTCCATATTGCTGAGCTAGCGACTGAAGGTTTGTGGAGAATTGTCTGATTAAACCGCCAGGGCCAGTGGTAGGGTCAATAGTACCATAGTTGGCCATCTGCTTGGTGATTTCAGCATCTGTAGCATTTGGGTGCTGCATCAACCAGTTAGTCATATCCTGACCTGAATCAACTGCGTTCTGGTCAAAAACTGGGGTTGACTTGATGTCAACCTGTTGACCCAATTGCTGAGGAGTCAAAGACATGCCTAGCGATTTGGCTATACTTGCAATGCGGGTTTGAGCTGCGTTGTAGTCTGTGTTGTATTGCTCAGGCGCAGAGATGCGCTTAATCTCAGCAAGGCCGATGTCACCAGGGTGGGTTTGTGCCCACTGGGTATTGGCAAACTGGGTGGTAAATTGGTCCTTGCCCCAGTCATTTTTAATGGCTTGGTCAAGCAAGCCACCAGGTCCACCAAGTTCTGGAACGGACATAATAAACTTTGCCTGTTGGCCATACTTAGCAATGAAGTCCTGCTTGATTTGGTCAGCAGTTTCAACCTTGCCGTTGGCGTAATATGTACCTTGGTATCGACCAGTAAATGGATTGCCTTGGAAGTTTAATACGCCCTTGACGGTTTTGTAATCCCCGCCACCGGAGCTAGTAGCAGCTGGTGGGGTTTGGCTGGCAGGAGGTGTTGAGGCGGGAGGGGTTGCTGGAGGTGTAGCTACAGGAGTACCCGCTGCCTTCTTTTCAGAAGCAGAAAGATTAGTTGGAATAGTAGACTGTCCGCTGACAGTCTGTGGAGTCATGGGTTGCTTTGTGCTAGCTCCAGCCGCTGGTGGGTTAAATGTACCACCGGAATTGTTTGGATTGTTATAGTCCTGCTCGCCAGAAGCTTGTTGAGTTGCTTCGTTGAAATTTTGCTGAAGGTTCCATTGATTGACAATGGACCGACGCTGTGAATTTGTTAGCGTGCCACCATGAGCCTTTGTCTCAGAAGCAAGCATTTCTTCCAAAGTGGTTGATTGAGACGCTGCCTGTGGGCCAAAGTCTTGAACGGCTTGTTGCGGGTCCTTTTCGTACTCAGCTTGAATTAAACGACGAGCAGACGCACTACGGCCTTTAAGCAAATCTTCTAGTGTAGGAGTCGCCATATTATATCGCCTTCTGCTGCTGTAGAGCTTGTGTCATAGCGTCAAAATAGCCAGTAGCAGCCTTGTAGGACTGAGCATCTGCGCTGCCTGAAATAAGGCTTTGCAAGAAGCCTTGAACGTCTACGCCTGTGGTGGTTTGAGTACCCGTTACGTCAGCGCGCTTACCTGTTGGACCATAAGCTGTTACGCCTTGGAATGAACCCATGTTAGCCTTTTCGGCTGCCAATAGCTCAGAGCCGTAAGTTTGAATCTCTTGAGCTGTAGCATTACGCCCTACCAAAGACTGCATGGTGGCATTGATAAGAGACTCAATGTCTTGCGGTGAGGTTTGAGTGACATAGCCAGTATTGGTATATGTCTTCATATTTGCGTAGATGTTGCCGGCTCCGCCTTGGGCGGCTGACAGCAAAGAGTTAAACTGGCTTGTTGGCACAGTTGTTGTGCCAGAAGTTGAGGTTGTACTCGTATTTGTGGTTGAGCTACCAGGTATTACTTGACCTGTCTTTGGGTCGGTTAAACCAGCCATTATACAGCCCTTCTAAATACGCTTGTGATTACGCTTGCTAAGCGCTGATTTGATGCAGCTAAATTGTCGAGATAGGTATACCAAGCATCTTGGATATTTGCGTATCCTGGCAAATGCTGGCCATTGATGGTATTCGCCACAAGGCCGTTATGGTAATCCTGATAGCTGGCAAGCAATTCCTTGATGCCGTTTCCTTCTGGGGTGTTGGGCAACAAGCCCTTTTCCTGCATCTTTTGGAACTGTCCGATAACAGCCTGTGAGTCAACCTTCTTGGTTGGATTGTTATAATCCGCATACCAGATTGGGTTGCTCTGTCCATAGTTTGCCGTGACTTGCTTCCAAGCTTGACCAATATTATACTCAGCCATGCGGTTGTTAGTAGCGCGAGCTTGAGTCATAGCATTCTGATAATCGGTATAGTCTTGCGACAAATCTTGCCAACCCTGCTTGACATACAAGGAATTCAAGAAATCATTCGCTGTAGTCTTTGCGCGGAAGTGGTTAATAATAAGCTTGTTTTCAACAGCTAGTGCATCCTTGCCATCAGCCACCTGTGGAATCAGGTAAGGAGCAGCCTTTGAGTAAGCGCTATTAGTCAACAATGGCTGGTTATTATTAATCCAGCTAAGGGTTGAATCAGCTAGTGGGGCATAAGCTCCACCTGTGCCATTAAGGCTATGAGCAACCGTATAGGACAAAGCGCGCTCACCATTTTGCTGCAAGAACTTGTCAAGCGCTGCGGCAGCTGTATATGTAGCTCCTGTGCTTGGGTCCTTCTCTTTGAGCATGTTCAGGTAATCAGAGCGAAGCGTCTGCATATCCTTGGTGTAGTAGTCATTGCTGACTGTTGGCGCCAATGGAAGCAGGAACGAGAACAAGCCCTTGATAATGAGGTTAGACTGAGCATTATGCTCAATCTTGGTCAAAATCTCTTGCTGTTGGTAAGGTGGCAAAGAGGTGTAATTCTCTGGCAAATCACCGTGGTAATAGGCAGCCATAATAGCTGACAGCTTTGAGTTAAGGACTGTTGATTCACGGTCATCCATATTCATGGCGTTGAATAAGTCACGCATGGTAGAGTTAGGGATAAGAGTATCAATCCAGTTTTGCGATGGATAACCACCAGATGCTAAATTAACCGCTTTATCCATCCATGGGAATTTCTTGGATAGCTCCGTCATTGCAAGGTTGACGAACGGGCTTGTGCCAGGCATCTTGACTTCTGGAAACACTGTCAAAAGCGATGCAGTGTTACCAGTAATAGATGTTGGCAAGCCTGTAAATTGCTTCAAGCCAAGGGCGTTTAGGCCACGGGCAATAGCGTTACCAGCTTCTCCGATACCGCCAGGGTAAACAATGTACTTCTGGCCATTGGCGTCAGTGTGCACAAAGCCTGGGTTGTTTAGACCCTGCTGGATAATCTGGAAGTCACGGAAAGCTTGTGGGTTAGACATAATCAAGCGGCCAGTACGACGCATAGCCTGCTCTTGGGCAAAGAAGAACGGAAGCAAGTTACGGTGCAGCACAGCAAACTGGCTACGGATAGCGGGACTGTGAATAGCGGGAATCATCTCACGTGTAGCTTGTGTCGCAGTCATGCGAATAGCTTCGTCTTCGCTCAGCAATCCCATATCAATCAAAGGCTGGTTAGCGATTAAGCGGCGAGTAAAGAAGTCAGCAAACAAAGGCTGACGAGAGATGTAATCCATGACCGGAGTAACAAATTTACGATAACCCATTTGCTCAACACGGCGCAGCGAATCGCTAAGAGTTGGCATTGTTTGACGGCCAAGCACCTGGATAGGCAATGCTGTCTGAGGAAGCTTGCGCAGCTCTTGCTCGGTTACTCGCTGCCCCTTAGCAATTTTGTCAACCAAGTCAACGTTAACTTTGCGGCCAGTGCCGTATACCAAGCCTTGCAAGTAATCCACTTGATTCTTGGCGAATGACTCTGGAACGGCCTTAGTGTAGCCATCCATAGATTTGCGGTAATCCTGATACATATTAGGATTCTTGATACGGGCTGCTTGAGCATCTACCAAGCTGGCAAACTGCTCATCTGGAGATAGCGCCTTGAATTCTGGTGACTTCATGCGGTTCATGTAATCGCGGGCAATGTCACGTTGAGCCAAATCAGCTGCTGCCATATTGACATTCTTGGCATATGTGGAGTGGAAGCTATTATCTAGCTGGGACAAGCCAGCAAGCTCCTGTCCAGGCACAGTGCCATGTCCATGCTTTTTGACGAAAAGGTTAATGTTATCTTTTGCAACCAAATCTTCAGAAGCTGCGTGAGCTGCGCTTACGCCAGCCTGTGGCATTCTATTGCCGTAGATAGCTGAATAGCGGTCCATGGCGTTGATTTTGTCCTTGACAAAATATGGCACAAGGTTGGACTCGCGGAACTTATTAGCAAGCAGTCCCAGTGGCATGATATTAAAGCGAGCATTACGAGCAGCGTTGGCTGCGTTGTTCCATGCTTGCTTACTAGTTAAAGAATCATCAAGATTCTTGAAAGCGCCATGAACAGTACGGTTACGCTCATCAAGCTCTTTGGTGACTTCGTTTGTTGTAATTGGCTTAGCTACACCAGTTGCCTGCTCGGCCTCAATGGCATTTTTGTCAGTCTCGGTAAGAGTCTGAGCAATCTTATCCATGTGGTACAAACGGTACTTATCTGACATATTGGCTACGCTTGCAGCTAGGACATTGCTTAGATAGCTAGGCAGGCCCTTACGCATGATTTGATGCAAGGCTTCACCGGAAGATACGCGCAAACCAAAGGCTGGAGATAGCAGTGCCAATGGTGCAAAGATAGCGTTTGTGTAATGTGTAAAGAAATCGTCTACTGGGTTGTAGAGAGCGCCGTAAGCCTTGGCGCTGCGCATAACCTTGCGAATGTCTTTAAGGTCAAGCATCGAACCCTTATAACGCTGTCCTTCAACAATAGCCAAATCTTTAGGCGTGTCGCTGTACTCAGGTTTCATTTCAGTTGAGCCGATAAGGCGTCCGTCGTTAACTGCGTAAACACCCTTGTCAATGGCGCTACCGCGAGAAGCGCTCTCAAGTTGGCCAAATACTGATGCGGCTTGAGCTTTAGCTACGCCAAAGTTTTTAAGCACTTCTTGCTGAATGACGTGCATCTGGTCAATACGCGCACCGTCGTCAGTAGCTGTAATCATCTTGGTTGCATGCTCAAGAGCTACGCGGTATGGCATGGAGTAGTAAGTGAAATCCATTGCTGTTTTAGATGC